TAAATCAGGAAACTTTGATGATGCTACTGGAAAGTTTGATGAGGGTGATGGAGTTAAATCTGTTGGCTCTTATGTATTTGCTAATCAAATATCTTTAAGTGCTAAATATCAAGGTAGAGTTTCTGCTGATGTTATCACCGAGCAATTAGATTATGCAGGTAATTTTGACGATCTTCCAATATCCTTTGACGCTGTCGCAGGATTATTTGATAATGCTTCATCTGACCCAGACTTTGATGTTAAAATGTTTATTTCAACTTCAGATGATAACTCAACCTATACAGGGTTTACTCGTTTCTATGATGGTAATTATGAATTTAGATACGCTAAGTTTAAATTACAATTAGAAAGCAATGTATCATCTACCACGCCTAAAATTACTGAATGTAAAGTTAATTTAGAAATGATGGATAGAGTTGATAGAGGTGCTAACATTGCAAGTGGTGCAGGAACTAAAGCAATAACATTTAACACAGCTTTTTATGAAGAGCCAAGTGTAGTTATCCTTGCTCAAAATGCGGCACAGAATATACAGACGGCAGTTACTAGTAAATCGGCAACAGGATTTAGTGTGACCTTTACTAATGCAGGTGGAACAGCACAAGATATAACCTTTGATTATGTTGCCAACGGACAAGGTACAGCAATTTAATTGCCAAACAAAACGAATAATAGTATAAACAGGAGAATATATGAGCCAACACGATTATAACATAGCAAATGCTACATTTCCAAATGTAAGGTCTGACCTTAATAACGCTTTAGGAGCAGTAGCAACTAACAACGCAGGTAATTCAGCACCATCTACCACTTACGCCAATCAATGGTGGTTTGATTCAGATGGCGACAAATTGTATATGCGAAATAAAGATAATGACGCTTGGGTAGAAATACTTACTATTGGTGCTACATCAGATGATGTTCAATCATTATTTGCCAATGTTATTGCAGAGGGTACAAGTGCAACTGGGGTTACAGTTGATGGTATGTTAATTAAAGATGGTGGATTTGTTGCTTCTAAAAATTGCGTAATTTCAACTACAGGAAATGAAACTACTTTAGAAATGATCTCAACTGACGCTGATGCAAGTTCAGGTCCAAGACTAAGTATGAACAGACAATCAGGCTCACCTGCAGATGGTGATGATCTTGGTAAGATATTTTTCTTTGGTAAAAATGATGCCGCAGAAGATCAAGGTTATGCTGAAATACTAGCAGAAATATCTGATGCGTCTGATGGAACAGAAGATGGTCGTCTTGTGTTTAATATGAGACAAGCAGGTGCAACAGTAGAAGCAATTAGAGTTGAAGGTAGTAATGGTGTTGTTGTGAACGAAGGCTCTGCTGATGTAGACTTCCGAGTAGAATCTAATGGTAACGCTAATATGCTATTTGTTAATGGTGGTACTGATAAAGTTGGTATTGGAACTGCAAGTCCCCAAACTACTTTACACATTGAAGGAACAGCACCTGTTATTAGAATATCTGACTCTAACAGTACTTCAGAAGGTGATGCTACTGGTAAAATAGAATTTTATGATAGAAACAATACTGATATTAACAATTCAATTATATCAGGTGATGGTTCTAATAATGACTTCTTTATCACAAACCATAATTCTAAAAGTATAATCTTCAGTACCAATACTGCAGAAGCAATGCGTTTAACTAATGGTCAACAATTAGGAATGCGTGAAGATTCAGTTGATGTAGACCAAGGTGGAATTTGTATGCAACAAGGTGGTGATGATGGTAACATTATGACTTTTAAATCTTCTGATATTGCACACGGATTCACTGGTTTAGCTCAAACAGATTCTTATGCTACTTTTGGTAAATCATCAGGCACAGATGGTGGTTTAGCTATACAAGGTTTTCACGAAGGTCAAGGCTTTGGTCTACAACTGATTGCTCATTGTAAAACTGCGGGATATACAGCAAGTAACACAACTGGATATGGACATATAGATATTATAGCAAGAGGTAGTAATGGCTCTACTAGTGATGCCGCTTTAGAAGATAATGAAAATTGTATGAGTGTTAGAAATGGTGGCAATGTTAAATTTATTGTTAAAGGTAATGGTGAAATTTTTAGTGATGTAGCCGCTAATACTTTTGATACTTATGAAGATGCTCAATTAGTTAGAGCTTTTGATTTATCAAAAGGTGAAAAAGCTAAAGGATTAATAAATTCTAAATTTGATAAGTATATTAAATATAACCACGAAACATTAGCTGATGCAGATCTTGTCGGTAGAGAAGAAGATGGCACACCTAATCATTTTGTAAATGTAACTGGTATGCAACGACTACACAATGGTGCTATTTGGCAACAATATGAGAAAACTGAAAGACTGACTCAAGCAATGTACGAATTGGCTAAAGCCGCAGTTGGTGAAGATAAAGCCAATGAGATACTAGAACAAAACGAAATTAAATTATTAAACTAAGGAGAAACAAATGGCAATAACAGCAAATATGACAACTCACGATGGTATAGCATTAACTAGTGCTTATGTCAGAGTTACATCTACTTATGTTAAAAAAATGGGTAGTGATTGGAAACTAGTCTTCGATGTTGAAATATATAAAGATAAAGCAACTCGTGATGATGAAGCAACAGAACAATCTATGCGTATTAACAATCAACACTTGCAACACTTCAAGACTGATTATGATATAGCAACATCAACTAATCCAGTAGCTTTAGCTTACGCAGATTTAAAATCAAATGATAATTTGTCTAACATAAAAGACGCATAGGAGTTATATGGAAGATCAACTAAAACAAACAGTACAAGATTTAGTTAATATCATTAACGAAAAAGAAATGACAATTACTAATCTAAAACTTAACAATCAATCTCTTTTAAGAGAAATACAAAACTTAAAAGGGGAAGAAGTTGATGCCGAGTCAGAGTCAAAAAAATAGCGAAACTCTAATTAGGTTAGAGGCTCGGATTGAAACGATAGAGTCAAATCATTTAACGCACCTACAATCCAGTGTGGAAAAAATTGAGAAAAGCATTGAGAACATTTGGAAAGTAATAGGCATACTATGTGCTATGTTTATCTTTGTCTTTGCTGATAGTGTTAAATCACTAATAGATATAGTTACTATTTTATAATAGAGGGTTAAATATGGAGAAATGTATTCTCGTAATTTCAGACCAACACATACCACACCACCACCAAGATATGATGGCATTTTTAAGAGCCATTAAGAAAAAATACAAACCGACACGCATATTAAACATTGGTGATGAAGTTGATTCACACGCTATAAGTTACCATTCACCAAACCCTGATCTTGCTAGTGCAGGTGATGAATTAAGAAACTCTTTGGAAACTATAAAAGAACTTGAAGAACTATTTCCAAAAATGGATTTAGTACATTCTAATCACGGAAGTTTAATTTTTAGAAAAGCCTTAACTCACGGATTACCTAAAGCCTTTATAAAAGATTACAATGAGTTTTTGCAAGTTGGTAAAGGTTGGAAATGGAACGAAGATATAGTTATTAAAGCCTCGAATGGACAAGATATATATTTCTGTCACGGAAAGACAGCTAATATTTTAAAACTAGGTCAGCAGTATGGAATGAATGTAGTGCAAGGACATTACCATACAAAATTTAATATTCAATACTGGGGTAATCCAAATGCTTTACATTGGGGACTGCAAGTAGGTTGTTTAATAGACAAAGACAGTTTGGCTTACGAATATAATAAACTATTTAAAGACAGACCAATAATCGGTACAGGAATTATTATTGAGGGCTTACCTTATCTTTTACCAATGGTCTTGAATAAAGGTGGAAGATGGAATAAAGTTGTTCCTTAATGAGTGCTTTTAAAAAACAAGTTGCAGGTAAACATTACCTAGACTTTAAAATACAACCAATGGATTTTTTTATACAAAATAATATTTCTAAAATAGACGGAGATATTATTCAGTATGTCATAAGAGAAAAAGGTGATCCCATTGAAAATATAGACAAAGCTATTC